CTCAAATGAGTTAATAGCAGATTTTAGTAAGGAGCTTGATAGTGCTATCTCAGAGCTGGATATGATTATGGAGAGTATCGGAGAAAACTCTATAGAGGATATACCAGATAGCCAGATAGAGTACTACTGTGTTAAGATCCCAGCTCTTATGTATTATGCAGGGCAGAGAGTAGAGGAGCTGGGTATGCAGGTAGACCTAGCCTCTAATGCTAAGAAAAGTGCTCAAAATGAGGCGATGGTAAAAGTATCTGGTACTGTGCAGGAGAAAAAAGCCAGAGTAGAACAGCTCACGGAGGATAAAGCCTTAGTAGAGGCTATTTATCGTAGAGCTTACAACAGCCTCAAAGTTAAGTTAGAGATGGCTGAGAAGATCTACAGCGGATTAAAGAAATCTCTCTCAAAGAGGATAGCTGAGGTAGATCTGGATAGATTTAGTAAGGATAAATATACCAGAGAGCCAGAGGATCCTATGGAGGATTAAGCCTATGGAGCGGTGGGCTTATGAGTACTTTAGGAGACAAGCCATAGAGGATAGATGTAAGCAGGAGGCACAGTGGCTAATAGATAATCCTAAGGACAGTATCCGTAAAGTGGCTAGAGAATTTTGTATAAGTAAGAGCCAGCTACATAGAGATCTCCATGAGCTCAGAAATATAGATGATGATCTCTATGTACAGTGTAGAAATATTTTAAGGAGGCACAGAAGAAGTGGAGGAAAAGTTAGATAAGTTTTTAGCATATCTGGAGGAGAACGGAGTAGAGATCTCTGGAGAAACAGCTTTTAAGTGTGATGATGGAATTGTACTCTTTAGCCCTAATGAGGGAGGCGGAGTAGATATAGCCATTATCAGAAATGTAGTTGAGTTAAATTATAACTTAGGTATCACGGATGCAGATGTAAACCTCTTTAATACGGAGGTAGGTATTATGCAGGAGTTAGGAGGAGAGCAGTAATGGAGTGTTGCGGTACTTGCGGTAATAATTGTTACGATGGTGGAGAGTTTGTATGTAGCTGTGAGGCTAGTGATGCTTACGGATGCCCTACAGCTTATAACGATACTTGTAATGAGTGGTGTGAGAAAGGAGATAATTAAAATGACAGGAAAAGAGTATGTAGAGTTAGCTATGAGAACTAATGACGGTAACGCAACAGGTAGGATCGAAAAGGCTATTGAGCTTTTACATAGACCAGATAAGCCTAAGTGCTTTAAGCCTGTAGTAGAGGATCTGGGAGGAGTGCTTAACGGATGCTTAGGGCTTGCAGGAGAGGCAGGAGAAACTCTGGATATGATTAAAAAGTGGATTTTCCACGAAAAGGATCTTGATAGAGAGCATCTTAAAAAAGAGCTGGGAGATGTAATGTGGTATATGGCTATGATCTGTTATAGTTTTGGTTTCGATTTGGATGAGATCCTCCAGATGAATATTGATAAGCTCAAAGCCAGATACCCAGAGGGATTTGATACAGAGAGAGCTAATCATAGAGCGGAGGGAGATATTTAATGGCAGAGATAGATAACCTCATAGCAGAGGTAAACAAGAAATATAAAACGGATATAATCCGTAAAGCATCGGATCTTAAGGGGATAGAGTTTATCCCCTATACCTCTCCTATGATGAATTACTTAACCAGAGGCGGAGTACCTGTAGGGAGGATCATAGAGCTAGTAGGATTGCCTCAGAGTGGAAAAACTACTACAGCTCTGGATATTATCTCTAATTTCCAAAAGAAATACAAAGATAAGTACTGTGTATATCTGGATGCAGAAAATACAATAGATAAGGAGTGGGGAGAAACTTTGGGGGTAGATTGGAGTAAGGTAATCCTAATCCAGCCAGAGAGTGAGTATGGAGAGGAGCTCTTAGATATGCTCTTAGACTACATAAGATCTGGTAAGATCGGCTTAGCAGTATTAGATAGTGCTCCCTTTATTATCCCTAAAGCAGTACAGGAAAAAGGCTTAGATGAGAAAAGCTATGGCGGTAACAGTGCTCTTATGAAAGCCTTTTGTGATAAGGCGGTACCGCTCTGTAAGAAAGTGGAGTGTACTTTTCTGATGATTAACCAGCTCAGAGAGAATATTGGAAATCCGTATAAGCCTTATAAAATTCCTTGCGGTACAGCAATAGCTCATGCGTGCTCACAGATCTTATGGTTTACAAAGGGATCCTTACTGGATGAGAAGTATAAAGAGGTAAGTAGCGGATATGCTAACCCTAGTGGTAATCTGGTAAGCGTGAAAGTGGAGAAAAATAAGGTTACTAAAAATGATCGTAGGCTCCAGACTTACACACTTAACTACAGTACAGGAGTGGATGAGATTAAGGATACCTTAGATCTGGCTATTATGCTGGGGATCATCTCACAGGCTGGGGCGTGGTTTAAGGCTACTCTTAAAGACGGTAAAGAGCAGAAAATGCAGGGATTTAACGGAGTGCAGGAGTTTTATTACAACGATCTGGAGGAGCTGGAGTATCTTAGAAAACAGGTATATGAGGCAGGGATGGTATGAGGTATACGATAAAAGAGGTTATGGATTATTGTAGCAGAAATGGGATAAGCGTTTACGAGTGCTGGGATGAGAAAGATCGTAGAAAGAAATTTTATAAGATGTTAATACCAGTATTTGAGAGCGAAGTACTGATACCAGTATCTAACAGGGAGTATATCTGTAAGAATATTAAGGAGTGTTATAACTACACTCAAACTCTCTTAGAGGATGATACTTTTAGGTTGGCGGTAAGTGCGTGGGTAAGGAGTTGGTAGAAATGAATGAAGTAGAAAAAGCCTTATCCCACAATTTAAGAGAGGTAAGAGAGAAAAAGGGTTACACTCTAAAAGATGTGGTAAAAGGTACAGGATATACAGAGGTAAGTATAAGCAGGTGGGAAACAGGTACACGGATCCCTAAGGCTACAGTACTTTATACTCTGGCTAAATTCTATGGAGTATCCGTAGATAGATTTTTCTGGAAATAAGAGCAGGAGGAGGCAGTAAAAAGCCTCCTCTATTATTTTATATAGGGGATATATAAAAATTGTTGACATTATTATATAGGGGGTGTATATTATAAGTGAGGTAAGGAACTAGATACAAACTGAAAGAGAGGTAAACAATATGAGATATAAAAACAGTGATGATAACAGATATAGAGTACAGTTTATGAGATCTACAGAGGAGATTATGGATCAGCTTACAGTTAAAGAGTTTATCTCTTATCTGGAAGAAAACGCAGAGTTTGAAGATTACACAGTAGAGTACATTGATAAGAAATGTGTTAAGTGTAGAGCCTATGATCTCACAGAGGAAAACAGCAAGCTCCATAAGGAGTTTTTAGTAACAGAGGATGGTAGAGTATTTTACTGGAGATCCTTAATCAGTAAGATTGAGCTGGTAGATGCTGAGGAGGAAAAACAGGAGGTACAGGAAGTGGTAGTAGATTTTAGAGAGGCTAAGGAAGTAGCAAAAGAGGTAGCTAAGGAGCTCACAGAAAAGGATAGTAACTGGAAATGGAGAGTACAGGTACTTAAGAGTGAGATCCGTGTATGGTGGGGATACTTACAGTACTGTGATACAGAGGATAGCCACTTTACTATTAAGATGAGCGATAGAGAGGATGAGTGCGGAACTGATACAGATTTTATGGTAGCCAGAAATGAGCATGATGAGTATATGACAGGTAGGATTGTTGGAGTAGATGAGTGCTGGCAGGATGGAGATTTTAATACTTGTGTAGCAGGATTGCTTAGAGGAATTGCTACGATAGCACATAGTAGATACTAGGAGGTAAGTAAGATGGTTATTAAGAGATTAAAAGGAGCTAAGTTTGGTACAGATAGAATAGCTAGAGTAGTTACAGGATATGCCCTCTATGAGGAGGGCAAGGGCTACATAGCTTTTAGCTCAGATAGAGATGAGTTTGGTATCTTAGCCCCATATATCCCATGTGGAGGGAAAAGAGCTTTACAGAGTATCTTAGATGCTGGAGGATTTTGTAGCTTTGATGGTATGGAGTATGTACAGGAGTTGGGAGCCTAAGGGCTCCCAGATCGGAGGGAAATATGTTTACAGTTTATCTTAAGAGTGCTGGAGGCACAAAGAAATATTTTACAGAGTTTGAAACAGAGGCGGAGGCTGAGAGCTTTTGTAGAGAGTATGGCTGGGAGTGGGTAGATGAGAATGAGTTTGTATGGGATATGGATTATGAGGAGGGGATAATATGACGGATGAGCAAAGGAGTTTTTACTTGTTACTGTGCATGACAGGTAGAACACAGGAGGCTACAGAGTATAGAGAGAAGATCGAGAAACAGGAGGATAATACAGATGGCGAAAATATACAGGAATAAGGCAGGAAAGAAGTTATACCCAGTATGTAAGTGGGAAGATAATCAGCATAAGATCTATAATGCACATGATAGGATTATGATTAGAATATATGAGGCACAGGAAAACGGAGGGGAGGATTTGGAGGCTTTGTATAAGGAGCAGGAGCGTATAGAGAAAGCTCTGGAGCTTATAGATGCTTGTGTAATAGATGGGTTAGTATATGCCACTTATGAGGATGGGTTGATATTAAAGGATCTTATATGGGCTTACAATGCCAGACATTAAGGAGGTAATGAGATGAGTATACACGGAGTAAATGCTAGACAGCTCCAGATAATAAGTATCCTTAAGGAGGCTAAGTGTACAAATACAGCGGAGCTACAAGAGGAGTTAGGAGTATCTAGGAGAACGCTTAGAACGGATATAGCGTATCTAAAGAGAGTGTATCCAGATAAGTTAATAACCCACAGAGGCAGGTATACAGGCGGTTTAGAGTGGGTAGAGTAGGAGG